CACGGCAATGTCGCAAATTACCGTACAGGGCTTATTCAACGTATCGGATTAGAAAGGGTAGAATGGCTGGAATCAAAGCATCCACCGGCTAAATGGACAATTGAACAACTGAAAGCCATAAAATCCGATTTCAAAGCAAAGTTAAGGGGATTAAATGAAACATAACCACTATCACAAGCCATGCCCGTATAAATCAATCGATATATACCGTGTATTGCAGCTATTTGAGGTTACAGACCCTTGCCTACAACATGCCATTAAGAAGCTGCTAGTTGCTGGAAAGCGTGGAAGCAAGGATGAGTATAAGGATGTGACAGAGGCGATAGACACACTTGAGAGATGGTGTGAAATGAGAATCGAGGAAGATTTTAATAAATAAATGCAAAATAGTTTGACAAGTGCAAAACTGTTTGCTATAGTCTTATCACGGTGTAGGAAATGCCGGACAGATAAGGAGCAGCGAACATGACATATTTATATCTTGTAGTAAATTCTGAAACTGGAGTTAAGTTTAGCCAGTATAAAACGTTGGAACGCGCCAATGGTGTCTGTAAGGTAATAAATATCAATACACCTAATAAATATACTGTCGTAACAAAGTTAAAATAATGACCCCAAGCGAACAATGCAAAGCCGCAGGACTAGCCAGCCTGTCAGAATTATCCCGTATAAGCGTGGTAAGCATTCAAACCTTGCGAAACTGGCACAAGAATAAGCCGGTATTATTCGCTGTAGTCGTGGCCGGGGCTGTACAAATCAAACTAAAGGAGAATACAAGATGACCGATTGGAGCACTTACACAATAAAACTCGCTCAACTAGCAAACGAGCGCGACAAAGCCCTAAACGATAAAAACTATGGTAAGGCTATTGCTTTACATGGTCAGATATTAGATTTAAACTCTGAATTAACTATTTGGCTGATGGATGCTTACCAATGACCATAGACGATGACGCCACTGCTAATGAAGAGTTCAGACGCGCTGAGTCGCTTAAATTCAGGAAGCCTGAGCCTTTTCACTACGGCATCTGCCAGAACTGCTACCAGCCAGCAAAAGGCGTGTACTGCTGTGCAGAATGTCGGGAAGATGGCATAATGCGTAATAATATGACAGGCGGGATATTGTAATATGGGGAGAAGGTCACCGTTAACGCCAAAGCAATGGCAAGACATAGAAAAGCGCCTGATTAATGGAGAGGCTGGGTGCGCTTTAGCAAAAGAATACGGGGTTACATACAACGCAATTAAGAAGCGTTTCGGTTCACAAACAAAACAGATTAAAGCTGTAGCGAATCAAATACTTGAAACTGAACGAAATTTTAAAGCCCTTCCAATTAGTTCACAAATTAGTGCAGTGAACCTAGCGGATTTACTTAGGTCAATATCTGGTCACTTAGGCCATGCTGCTAACTATGGTGCAATGACCGCTCACCGCATATCAGGTATAGCAAATGCCCAGGCTGACAAGATAGATGACGCAAACCCTATAGGAGACGAAGCATCACTTGCAACGCTAAAGGGAATCAGCGCATTGACAACACTGGCTAATAACTCGGCTGAGATAGGTATTAATTTATTGAAGGCTAACAAGGAAACAATTGATAACCTGAATAAATCCGATGACAAGCCAGAACCGAAGCAAGTTGTTTTTACTGTGATAGATGCCAGCGCTTAACAGGCCTCAAGCCGCATTTATGCAATTACCTACTAAGTTTAGGGCGTTCGTGTCTGGCTATGGGGGAGGTAAAACATGGGTAGGTTCAAGCGCAATGTGCGCTCATTACTGGACGCACCCTAAAATTAACCAAGGATACTTCGCCCCTACATACCCGCAAATAAGGGATATTTTCTTCCCGACTATCGAAGAAGTGGCTTTCGGGCTTGATCTTAAGGTCGAGATCATGGAGGCAAATAAGGAGGTTCACTTCTATTCTGGCTCACAGTATCGCGGTACAACCATATGCCGAAGCATGGAAAGGCCGCAATCTATCGTAGGTTTTAAGATAGGCCGCGCCCTCCTGGATGAATTCGACGTTCTGGATGTAAAGAAGGCAGATCAAGCATGGAAAAAGATCATAGCCCGCCTTCGTTGGGCTGATTGTGCCAATGGTGCTGACATTGCCACGACACCGGAAGGCTTTAGGCATACCCACAAGCTGTTTATTGCAGACGTGGCAAAGAATCCAGCATTAAAAGCAAGCTACGGGATTATTCAGGCTTCAACCCGTGATAATGCAAAGAATCTGCCAGAAGGCTACATTCAGTCATTGCTTGAGGCTTATCCAACTGAGTTGATAGACGCTTATATTGACGGGAAATTTTGCAACCTGACCACTGGGACGGTTTACCGTGGATATAATCGGGTGCGCAATGAATCAATAGAGCAGATTAAGGATTTAGAACCGTTATTCATCGGCATGGACTTCAACGTAGGTAAGATGGCCGCGACAATATACGTTAAACGGCCTAATGGCTGGCATGCTGTCTCTGAGCTAAAGGATATATTTGATACCCCTGCAATGATTGCGACAATCAAGTCTAAGTGGTCAAAACATCGTGTTTATGTGTATCCAGATGCCAGCGGAGGCAACAGAAAGTCAGTCGATGCCAGTAAGTCAGATATTGCTTTACTTGAGCAAGCTGGCTTCGTGGTAAGGTCTAATCCAGCTAATCCAGCGGTTAAGGACAGAATACTTGCTTCAAATAAGCAATTTGAGATATGCAACTTTTGGGTAAACTCTCGGAATTGCCCTACTGTGGCGAGCAATCTTGAACAGCAGGCATATGATGCAAATGGGGAACCTGACAAGAAAAGTGGATTTGACCACCAAAATGATGCAACAACTTACCCGATAGCTTATGAATTCCCGATTATAGTTAAGTCAAGATTACACACAATCGGCGGTATTTGATTGACAATCGCGCAAATATGATATAATTAAGCAATAAAATCGCATTGGAGCATATATGGGCGTAACGTCTTCTCATTCAGATTACAAGGAATCACTACCTAAATGGCAGCGATGCGAGGACGTTTCCGCTGGTACTGATGCGGTTCATGCGGGTAGAACAAAGTACCTGCCAAAGCTCACAGATCAAACCGAAGAGAATTACCAAAAGTCACTTGACAGAACAATTCTATTCAACGCCACATGGAGAACCATAGCCGGATTAATTGGCATGGTATTCCGCAAACCCCCTATATTCACAGTCCCCGCTGCAATTGAACCGATGCTGGATGACGTTACTATGTCCGGTGAGTCATTGTTCATGGTGTGTCAGGATATAACAGAGGAAGCGCTAAAGGTTGGTCGTGTTGGTGTATTAGTTGACTACCCTAACGGCACGGACGAGGGTATTTCAATCGCTCAAGCTGAAGCCGCTGGATTGCGCCCTTTCATCAAAGTCTATAAGGCAGTTGATATTTATAACTGGAAAACAGGCCGCGTAAACAATAAGACTGTAACAACTGAGGTTAGGCTGAAAGAGAATGCCGAAGTTGCGGAAGGTGAGTGGGACGTTGTGAAAGAGGAGCGTTATCGCGTCTTGTCACTTGATGCCACTGGCTACCGTGTCAGAGTTTACAAGATAGGTGATAAGGGCGAAGAGATCTTATTAAGCGATGGCTACCCACTTATGCGTGGTAAGCCTCTACCTTACATCCCTTTCCAGTTTATTAGCACGGATGATCTAACACCTGACGTTGACAATCCTCCATTGATTGACCTGGTGGACATGAACCTACACCACTACCGCATTACCTCAATTAAATGTAACGCCCTTCCTTTTGCAGTACCTACCATGTTCATCGCAGGTAATCTTCAATTAGAAGAAGGTGAAAAGATATATGTAGGCAGCACAAAGGCTATCCATTCAAACGATCCGGCCTCACACGCTGAATATATTGAGTACTCAGGTCAAGGATTAGGGGCAGTCGAGAAAGAGATTGACAAGGCCGAAGCTCAAATGGCTATCCTTGGCGCTCGTATGTTAGAACCGCAACGTGGAGCAGTGGAAAGCGCGGAGGGTCAATCTATTCATCGTAAAGGCGAAGAGTCAATACTAGCTACCGTATCACAAACTATCTCTATCGGTATGACTCAGGTTATGACGTGGTTTGCTGACTGGGCTGGGGCTAGTGGTGATGTTAAGATTGAACTTAACCGAGACTTCTACCCTGCTGGCATGAATCCGCAAATGCTCACAGCTTTGTTAGCTGGATGGCAACAGGGCGCGTATTCAGATCAAACACTATTTGAAAACCTGCAACAAGCCGAAATTATCAACGCTGAAACTACACTTGAGGAAGAGCAAGCGCGGATAGGTGATACTGCGCCTATGCTGACTGGGCAGGAGAATGTCGAGACTGTTACTACTGAGCCAGTAGCACAAGACAATACTGAGCTAATCGCGTCAATCAATGCGCTGATAGCTAAGATG